TGGGCTACCTAAACCTGCTCCTACATCTGGTCTAGATGCATCACCAAACTTATGATTTGGTTTTTGAAGTCTTATAAAACCTATCTCTTCACCATTAACTTCTATCTTAGCATTTTCAAACACGTTAAATGTTCCAGAAACCATGTTTATTTCAACAAGTTTAGGTACAATATCAGGAACACCGTTATCAAGATAATGGAAATGTTTTGTAAGAGGTCTTAATCCATTAGCATTGAAGAAAACATTTCTAGAACGCATGAACGGATCTGCTTCACTTGTAATTTTTATACTTTCAACATAATCAAATTCATGACTAGGACCTTCTAATACATTCTCAAATGTTCTTCTGTAGTTTGCAGTTTGGGCAACTGTGGATTGAACTATTCTAATTCTTCTTCTGTAATGATTATATGCTGGATCTTTTTTATCAGCAATAACTTTTCTTGTTCCTTGTAATGTGTCTTCATTTACAACTTTTAAGAATTTATCACTTGCTTTTTCAACCCATTTCGCTCCTGATGATTCTACACGAGTATTATTCGTATAGATTGTTCTTACCCAGTTATCAGATGGGGGATCTAAAATTATACCACCCATGAATACGATAACGTTGAATGGGTTAACATTTTCAACTTCAGTAGCTTGAGGTTGTGTTAACCAATCTATCTCGTCATAGTTTAATGTTATCAAATCGCCAGTTTTTTTACAATTAGTATCAAGTAATTGTAAATTTGAATTCAAATCAGCATTTTCAATATCAATACTAGTATTGAATGCGATTTCAGGATTTAATGACCAAAAATCGGTGGCACTTATAAGTTCTTTATTGACAACATCAACATCACATCTAGATCCAGTTTCAGGAGTAAAGTCAATAAAGTCTCTATTTGTAAAACTATTAACTACATAACCAGTTTTGAATCTATTAAGACCATCAGCATCTCTAATTTCTAAGGTCTGAGTATTTAATTCTAAAATAGAAAGTGAAGTTGTAAGTTCTAAATTTTGTATTCTCTTCTCTAAAGCTCCGATATCTCTCATTGTAAATCTCTTATTATCAGTTAATCTGATTTCAGGTCCAGAGAATGAATCGAAGAGATAAGGAGGTAATGATATTTCTGCGACTTCCATAGAATCACCTACCTCTGTTGGTGGTGCAGGTTCATCTGTGGACTCACCCTTTATTAATTTTACTTCCTCGTACTTATTGATAACTAATTTATCAACTCTAGGTAAGTAGTAACTATACCCTAATATTGAACTTTCGTTTGGTGTTATTACAAAAGGATTTGTAGATTCAAAAGTTCGACTAGAGAATGCAAAAGGAGATGCTGCTGAACTGCCAATCGTAAATGGATTTACTCTTGGTCTAAAGTCAAGGATATCAGTAACTCTTAAGTTACCTATAGATGGAATATCCTTTGAATATCTGTCCTTTGTAAATGAGTTAACAGAGAAGAAATCTCCAGTATTTCCACTAGCTACTTGATATTGATCAAATATTATTAATAATTTTTTAGATGGTATTGCTGATTTTGCTTTTCTAACAATTTTAGAATAATCACAGTATTGCTCTTTATGTCCTTTATCTAAAACATAATTATCTGTTCTGTCAATAAAGTTACCAACTTCTAATCCTTGTAATATTGTTTCGATAGAAGACTCTTTAAAATTGATTACCTCACCAATAGTAAATTTATTTGCATTTAAATACACAAATTCAATTTCAGTTGCATTAGGACGGTTAACTATTTGACCTATTGCTCTACTATCTTTTCCAACTATTTTTTCCCCTACGATAGCGTTAGTGTTTAAATCTAAACCAGATACAAATTTTAATTTGTCTAATACTGCAACAGCACTAGTTTTTGATTCGTAAACACCAAGTATTTTTGATACATCAGGTACATTTAAGGATATTTCTTTGTCTTCAACTCTTAATCCATAACCGTCATGTTGTGTAAGACCATTTAGTGTGTTGACACCTGAAGTTCGAGTCACTTCCACTGTTTTACTTCTTACATAATCCTTTGTTTTACTAGAAGCACCTACTTTTTTCAAAGTTGCAGTAACAGTAACTTCACTTGCAGTAGTCTCTTTGAGTCCACTGAAACTTATATCATTACCATCATTAGAAATTGTAACTTGATCAGAGGTTAATTTTTCAATAGTACCGTCTTGATAGGTGATAGAATATTTTTCAGAGTCAAATGGTTCAAAAAATACACTTGTAATACCTACAGATGCGTCTAGACCTGCTTGTGAATTTAAACTAAGAGAACCACCACTTACACTTTGATTTACAATTTGTCTTGTAATTACTAAATTGGAATTTGAAGTGTTTACGTCAGAGATAATCTGTCTAGGTAATTTTGCAAATATACCAGATTTATTTAAATTTAAAACTCTTGGTACTTTGATTCTAAATGTTGAAGTCGTTGCTGTAACTGTTCCTGTGTTAATACCAACTACGGGTGAAGTGGCAGCAAGAGTTAGAACTCTACCATTAGAACTTATATTATCAATTTTATTATAAACAACGTCTTGATAATCTCCCTTATTATACGCTAATATAGCTCCTGTATTAATACCAACACCAGCGAAACTTCTATTTGGTACACTAGCAGCAGTACCAACAATATTTACACTATCTGTGAGTGAAAAATTAGGTAAAATACGATCATATAGAACTGTATCGGCATTGAAAGTTGAAATACCAACAGAAAATTTAGATTGACGAATTGATTTAATATCGTCAGTTGTATATTGAATTATTTTTGTTATAGAAGCACTTTCTTCGGATGCTCTTTCATTGAATATGAGTTGCTCACCATTTATGAATGTTCCAGTTGTCTGTGAAAGTGTTATTTCATTTGCTCCAGTTGAGTTTGCCTGATAAGCAAGATATCCAATAGCACCACTAGCAAGACCTCTTACTCTTGTACCCTTTACTAAAGATACTATTTTTGCTGCTGATAAAGTGTTTAATCTAAGTGTTGTAAACGTTTGAATATCATATAAGTGTAAATCCCACTCAGTTGTAGCATCTGAATATGCTGCATCTGCAGTTCCAAAATTATAAACTCTTGCTTCACCAATAGTTAAACCAGAACCAACTTGAGGAGAGCCACCTTTTCTTTCATTTCTTAGTTCTACAACGTTACTTTCGTTTCCACCTATGTTTATAAAAGGAGTACCAGTTACGTTGTTAACCTTTATCAAACTACCCATAGTAAATGGAACTGAGGCAGCTTTAACTGATTTAGTATCCCTTGGTTTTTCTACATCTACAACTGTAGTGCCTGGTAGATAAACATCATATCCTCTAACATATGCTTTACCTGGTGATAATTTAATACACATTAAATCATCAGAAGGATCATTTCCTTTATCAGTTTTTTGATTTTCTGTGTATAAACCAGCAGAATCTATCTCATCATTTAAAGAATCCTGTGTTGTTACACGGAAAGGTTCTATTGCATAATCACCTGATTCATCATAAGTTCTTTTTGCAAAATATTTTCTTAATTCTGCGTATACTGATGTATCTTGTAATTTTTTTGTCTCCCCATCTGTAGTTCTAAACAGTTCAACAAAACTAGTGTCAGAATAATCTAATAATGATTTTTTAGTTAATTTTGCTGTAATTTTAAATCTATCGGCACCTGGAGCAGCAAAATTGGTAAATCCTTTTGCATTATCATATAGAGACGAATCATCATTAGCGTTTACAACTTCCTCTAGAATCTCAAATCCTACTCTGTATGATGGTTTAGTTGAGTATGGTTCTAATACTATGAGAGATGTTGGAACATCCACAAATAGTCCACGCATGAAGTATACACCTTTGTTAACTCCAAACGCAGATCCAGTTGCAGTTGCATTTTCAGTTACCAAAGTTAGTATTGTTTCCTCAATGTTTAGAGTGGTATTCCCATAAGTTAAGTTATCTTCTAATATTAAAACTTCACCATCAGGGAAAGCTACGCTTTCACCAGACGTTCCTGACTGATTATATTTTATGAATATTGTGATATCATCAACACCCTCTTCAGGAGGTAGTATAAAATTCTTTATTGTAGCAACTATACCAGAACTTTGTCCTCTAACTCTTGTACCCTTTCCACCATTATTGGAAATTAAATTACTTAAGTAAACAGTTACATCTATGCCAAGATGAGTTGCATTTACCTTTGCTGAAAAATAAGTTGGGTCATACTCAATACCACCAGGTATGACCATTGAACCTTCTTTAAATATGTGCTTACCAAATGCCTCAACCTGATTTTGTAAAAGAGACTGTAATCCAGTTAGTTCTCTTGCTTGTACAGGATAACCAGGTTTGAATAAGATTTTGTAAAAATTATCGTCCTTATTGAAGTCATCATAATAAGGTGATATATTTAAGTTAGTCTTCTGTGGCATTTTTTAGAATTCCAGTATGATTTTTATGTCTTCTTTTTGACGAGGATTCCTCACGATTAGAGGGCGATTATCTAAGTAAATTATTTCACCTGACCCTTTATTTATCTCAGTATCAGATAAACCTGATACAAAGTTGGTTCCCAAATTTACTAATTTGTTACCAGTAGGATTAGTTGTTATTCCTGAAAAATTAATTGATATAGCACCATTAAAAGATGAACTCGATCCTTCAATGTTATTTGCACTTAGACCAGTCTCAATTTCATAAATTCTACCACTTGTAGAAATACCAGTATAATCAGTATGGTCGTATGTTGTTCTATTAAATTGTAATGACCTATCTTTAAAATATTTTAAAACTTTGGTCTCAACATCATAAGAGGCAACAAACCCCTTTGCAACTTTACCTATGTTTGGAGCTAGTGTTAAAACTTGTCTTATTTCTTCACCAACTTGAGGTGTGCCAGTTACAGTACTAAATTTGATTGCTTGTAATGATGAGTATGTATTATCAGTATAAGTGACTGATGTTCCTACTTTTGTAGGATTTTTTACTATACCAACTTGAGCAAATTTAGTATCTATTGGAAAATCTTTAGTTGAATCATCAAATCTAGCATAAACTATGACTCTATCAGTTCCTAACTCAGTGTAAACGTCACTTCCATGACCTAAACCAGGTGGAATGATAGGTATTAACTTTGCTCTGCTGTTTGAACCTACGTTACTGTTTAACGTGCCAAGATCAACCAAAGCATAGGTATATCCTTTTCCTCCTGCACTGACAGTTACGTCAGTTATAGAACCGTTTATAACATCTACTCTTGCTTTTGCACCTACTCCATCACCTATTATATCTACTTCTTGACTTAATCCGTCAGCATATCCACTTCCAGCATTTTCTATGAAAACATGTTTAATCTGGTTTTCATTCAAAGAAGAATCTCCGTTTTCCCTTACTGCTCTAATTTGAGAATCTGTGCTGCTTGACCAATTATTTGGGACAGTAATAAATTCAGTTGAATCAAATTTAATGATATCACTAGGTGAAACAGTGAAAAGATACTTCCAAACATATCCATCACCGCTGT